GGCATGGGGAAGGTTGCCGGATTAACCGGATTAGCTGAAATGGCCGTTAAGGCTGTGATTTTTACGTCTGCCATATTAGTTAACTGTTAAGATTAGTTTTCCCAAGTCTTCTTGTGTTAAAAATGTGGAGCCATCTTCCAGCACTATGCTGTCGAATGTGCCATACGAAATAACGAGCTTGCTGGTTCCATCTTCTTGCAGCAGGAATGTCTCGTCCTCTTGTAGAACATCCCTCCGCATAATCGGAGGCTCAGGCATGATCCCATTATAGGATCGCGTCCTGTTGATTGATGTTCCGATTGAGATCATTAGGCTCTGGCGTTAAACGCTACAACAGAACCGGATGAGATTTGAAAGCCAGTGATGTTTCCCACCAGAGGGAATCCAGCCGGAATGGTCTTAGAAGTCCAAGTGCCGGATATTCCAAATCCCGTAATGGAAGTGAACACCGTCGGCTCGGTTGGAATCAAGCCAGACCAGTTGCCGGTCTGAGCGGCGGTGCTAGTGACCAGCGCGAAGCCCTCTCGGCCCATGCTGTACTCTGTAGAGATGTCTGCTTGAACGGCCATAAAATTGTGTTTCGGTTAAAGGGGAGGCTGTCAGCGTATCCAACAGCCTCCCCAGTTTTGGTTTGTTAACCCTTACGAATCTTCGGTGCTAAGGCTCCTTGTACCCACAAGATGAGCTTGCCTCCTTCAGGAACAGAAACAGTGTTGAAATTAGTGCGCTGGAGAGTCGCATCAATTTCGGGACCAGCCAGCAATTTAGTTTTGCCGGTCTTGTCCACTGCTATGGTTGTTGCAATGCGCATATCCTTAAGGATTAAGCGGTGATCAGAACCTCAGCTTGCGTAGTATCCGCAGCAGCCGCACCAAACATGATATCGTAAGATGCCATATGAGCGCGGGTAGAGCGGGAATACCACACAGAGAGCAACACAGACAGACCATTGCTCAACTCAACAGTGCGCTGCTCAACGAACTCGCCAGCGATCATTCCAACCGGCAAGCCGCTCGCAATCGCGATAGCGTCCTGACCACAAACGAAGCCAGCAGTGTTAGCGATAGCACCAGTATAATCGTTTTGCTCCAAGATGTTCGCAAAGCCGAAATAGCCGTTGTTCAACGGACCATAACGCGAATCAGGGAACGGATTAGTTCCAGCGGCAGCAGTCAACTGACCGGAGAACATCAAACGGGCCAAGTGTCCACCGTCCAGCAGCAGCAACTTCTGGCGGTAATTCTTAGCCAGAGCCAAGATCGCGGGAAGATCGCTAGAATCAAAGTTGGCAGCAGTACCAATGACAGTACCAGCACCAAACAGCGCGGCAGTCATCTGAGCCGTGACCTTCTTGCTAATACCAAGAGCAAAGATCTCAGCAGAACCCTGAGCCAAGTCGCTGATAGCAAAACCCTGATTCAACTCCTGCTGAGTGACGGTAAAACTCTTGGTGATCTGATTAACAGTCACCGAGGTAGCAGCCAGCGTGGACTGGTTAGCAGCGCCATCTTCAAAGTTGGTAGCGTTATCAACAGTCGCATCACCAGTGGTGAACTTCTTGACCTGAACGGTAGCGCGGGGACGCAAGTTGTCCAAGCCAACGTTGCGCGTAAAGCCAGCGATCATCGCGAGCTTAGTGGTAGCAACAGTAATAACCGCATCAGCGAGATAATCGACAACCAAGCCAGCAGCGAAAGTATTCGCGTTCTGAGGAGCGATCATCGCGGACTGACGCAGCAACTCACCATGATTCTCAATGAGGAAGCTCTTACGCTCTGCACCAGCGCGGAGAGACTTATGCTTCTCCAGCAGAGGGTTGCCCAAGTTCTGAATCACGGGACGAACCGGATCAGGAGCGGGAGCGGCGGTGTTTGATTTCATCGAAGCCTCCAACGAGGTGAGCTTCGCAAGAATCGCGGACAGATCAACGGGAGCGGCAGGAGCAGCCGCAGCCGTCACAGTAGTAGCAGTATCGGACATATTTGTGTCGGGTTGTTGTGTTGGTTGCGGCGTGGAGTCCACGCCAGAATCGTTGATGGTTTTTTCGCCATCAGTCGAAAGTGTTTTGTCTGTATTGGTATCAGACGGCTCTTCTAGTTGAGCAAAGAGTGCGGAGAACCAATCGCGGCCAGCAGCACCTCCCCAGAGGTTTGCCGCTACATCCGCAGGAGTATTAGGTTCTGCTTCCAAGAATCGGTCGTTGCGTCCCCACCAAGCGTTAGCTTTGCGGATCTTGTTTTCGGTAGGAGCCTCTCCTGCAACCAGCGATTTAGCATCGGTAACAGTTGCTGGCTCTAAACCATCACCAGCAAGACCTTCCTCGTATTGCTCAAGACCTCGACGGAGGTTGTTTTTGACAGTCTCAGGAGCCGTCTTGGTGACAGCGCGAGGATGCCATTTTGCGGCCATTGCAAGCTGTTTGATGGGTTTGTCTACTAGACCAAAAGCCAGAGCCTCAGCGGTGGTAAACCAAGTTTCCGCTTTCATCGCAGCGCGAATAGACTCAGCGGAGCGTCCGGTCTTCTTATTGTACACTCCAACAAGCACCTCAGCGTGTTGATCTAAAGCCTCAGCCATCTTCCGCATATCCTCGGAAGTACCAGAAGCCATACCTGACGGATCGTGGATCATCATCAGAGCAGCGTCAGCCATCTCTACGCGATCACCGGCAAGAGCGATAATTGACGCAATGGAAGCCGCAATGCCAACAACCCGAGTGGTCACTGGAGCTTTGCGACCGCGCAACTGATTGTAGATCGACAAACCATCCCAGACGTTACCACCGGGAGAGTTGATCTCTACAAGCAGCGGACCGTTGCCAATCTCGTTAAGTACATCCGAAAACTGTTTTGCAGATAGACCGCTTCCACCGTACCAATCTTCGCCAATCTGATCGAAGATCTGAACGGTAGCAGGATCACCAGCAGCGTTTGCCGGTGCGTAGTAAAGCCAATCAGATTTCTTTGTGAAACTCATTCGGTTTTCTTGGCTTTTGGTTTCCGAGTCTTCTTTACGGTAGCGGTAATCTCTTCCTGCTCTACAACAACAGGTTGCGACCCACCTTCTGACGGAGCAACTGGAGACGGAGATTCAGAAGGATCGCCTTCAATGTCAATAGCAGTTGCAACACTAGTTGCGGGACGCTCTTTCTGAATCACCGAAATCTCAGATACATCGACTCCGTATTTCGCAGCAAGTTGACGTACAAACAAAGCTTGTTGAGCTTTTGACTCTAAAGCAGAACGCCAGTCAAGACCACGCGCTCCGTAGACCTCATCAAAGGTAACAACTCCCGCTTCTAGCTCTGCCAATTGAGCCGCAGAGTTACGGCCAACGTCAACATTCGGGGAGCGCGGAGCGGTGATTGACACTTCGTACCAATCTGAGGGAGCGTCATTAAGGTTAGGATCATTCTTGATCGCGTACTCCATCGCGTATTCGTAAATACGACGAGCCGCTGATGCCATAACTTGATGGCGAGACCGGAACCAAACAGACGACATATCTAGCGCACCGCGATAAACAGTCCCCTGCATTGACTCTGGGTAAACCAGAACGTAAGGGATACCAACGCCAGCACAGACTTTCTCAGTCAGTTGTCGCCAGTACTCCCGCATATTGACACCGGGACGCTCGGTCGCGAACTGCTCGAAACTGTCACCGTTCTTCATTACCTTTACGCTAGATCCAAAGACCTGTTCGTAGTAATTCTCGGCGGTGTTTACGCTCGCTCCAGCAGTACCAGCGCGGAGATTGCTTGCTTGGACTTCGCCAGCGTCAGTCTTAACGATCTGAGCCACAGAAGCACCAAGCTTACAAGCCTCCATCTCCAGTTTTTGCAGATCATCGAGATCGTGGAGATCGTTAATCACCGCCGAAACAAACGGGAGACCTCTAAGTTGACCGGGACGATTCGGTTCGTAGATATGGACTACGGAATCAGAAGGAATGGAGCGAACATCAGTCAGGTTACCCTGAGTTTTTTCCGCTCCGATAAAGTAGGATATCGCTCGTCCAGTGCGAGGATCAAACCGGATACCGTCAAAGACAGTCTCGTCTGCTTGCATCCCTACCGGAGTAGCAATGGATTGAGCCTCAATAAGCTGCAACCGAGGTTTGCCGGTCTCTCCTTTGGTCAACAACAAGAACGACTCGCCATCGTAGAACCATCCGCGAGCGGCTTGCCCCATCAGAGTAGAGAACGACTGGCGAGAACCGATATCAGGATAACGGCTCCAGATATCAAACCACTTCTTGGCCTTAAGATTCCACGCAGAATCACTGGAGGCCGGTTGAACCGAGAAGCTGGAGCCAACGGTGTAGGACTCAAACAAGTCGCCAAGCCTATTCAGTACAGCGTTGTTTTGCTCAAAAAAGCGAGACTTGCGAACGATGGCTTGACGAGTCGCGCTCGTAACATCAAACCGCGCGGAAGTGTAAGACGTATCGAGATACGAACGACGCAATGACTGACCGGCTCCTTCGTATTTGTTAACGGGAGCGGGAAACAGCTTGTTCGCTATGTTTTGAAGGAATCCCATTAGCTCATTCGGGTTGTGGCTTCACGACGGAATTGCGTGAAATCCCCATAATACCGAGTGGTTGAAACCAAAACGGCGGTCAGCATCTTGTTGTAAATCTGGAGATCGGTGGGACTAGGGATTGCGTCTCCAGCGAGGAGCGTCACAGCGTAATCGTAATCCGTTAGCAGAGACTCCCACATTTGCAGCATCTCGATTGGTGCTGCTGTACCTTTACCGGGTTCAGCAAATTCAACAGAAACGTCAGAGCTAGAAGTACTGCGGACCACATTCCCGCTCTCCATCGAGTTAGCGGAAACAGTCAGCTTTGCCGTTAAAGCCTCAAGCAATGTCAAAGCGGCTTTGCTCGCGTAGGTCGTACGCAAGTAACTCCGCTTAGTTGCTACTGTGTATGTGAACACTTGCGCGGACTATCAACAGACTACCAAGTTTGTCAACCACTAGAATTTTCTGAGGTACTGGAAGTTAGGTCTCCCCACAACATAACCATCGCCAACTGCATGATTTCACAGTCATGCAAATGGTCCGGCCAACGAGTGTTTCGCTTGAACCATAAGTGCTTGATCCTACCGGAGCGGTTAGCCGTTGGCTTGAGAAGATGGCTGTCTAAGTGCTTCCAATAGGTGTCGGAATCGCTCGCAAAGGCTCCTTCAGCGTCTAGCGGAGCGGGTAGGCTACAAACACTCCATTGATGAGTCTCGGTCCCTTTACGGAGCCGCTGGAGCACCTCCCGCATATGCTCGGTGTCAAAAACCAACAACGGTTGCACAGCGTCAGTACGCATCGAGGTTGACGTTGTAATTCCAAAGGGATGGATTGAGCCGGTCTTGCTGGTAAATCTGGCTCCGGTC